TAAGTAATGCCAAAAGATATTCTTCAAACTCGCCATATGTTTTTGCAACGCCAGTATGAGGACATTCGATTTTACCGATACCATCTTCACATTGAACAATGATTGGGCTGTTCATGGTTGATGCAAATGTAGTTTTACCAATACCACCCTTGCCATACAAGCAAATAATCGGTGGTTTCATTTTTGCTTTGGATAATACTTTATCTAATACACTCATTCGACCACCTCGACTTCTATATCATCACCTTCAACAGCTTCTTTCAAAGCATTGCTGTAGTGCCTTCCAAGTATCTCTAACTTCTCAACTTCAAAGTTAGCGTTAGCAATCACATCCTGTCTTTGTTTATTAACAAGCGTGACTTTGTTATATAGAATCTTATTTTCATCTGATAAGTCTTCTACTTTGTATTCTTTACCATCTTCATCAAAGGTAAAGGTTAGTTCATTTTTTTCTTCAGTCATATTTATCTCCTAGCTTATTTTTATATTCATCACAATCCGCCTTTGCAGCACAAAATCTGCAATGGTCTCCCGCAGCTCGTTGTGGGTTTTCTTCGTCACAAGCATCCGTTGCTTGTTTCAAATCTGTGTCCGCCCAATGCATTAGATTGGGAGAAGAAATTTCATGTGTCTTAATAGCATTTTTTAATCTTGGTTGGACAATTGTCATTTCAATGGTTATATCTGCATTTTGATCGCCATATCTTAAAAAAGCACCAATAGCATAAATTTTTAACTGTTTATTTTTAACAGCCTCGACAGGCCACTTACCCGATTTAAGATCTATAACGCAGATACGATCTTCAGCTATTAAGATGCAGTCAGCAGTACCAAAACATTTATCAGAGATTTCATCCATGTAGACTTTTTCTTCAATCACCATGGTAGCGTTCAACTCTTCTTTTCTTTTGAAGATGTACTCAACATAAGTCTCAGCACACTTAACCATGTCTTCGGTTACTTCTATTTGGAAATCTTCAATGTCAACAACTTTACCGAGCCAATACTCTTCTAAAGTAATATCTTTAAGTCTGCCTTTTAATAACATCTCACACATCTCATGGATCAATGTCCCGGTAGCTGCTGCGATATTAACTGTGTATTCTGCTGAATAATTCAGGTACGCACTTGCCGGGCATTCAAACCATCGGTCAGATGATGAAGGGCTAAATATCGCGTGAGTCATTGTATAGAACCCTAGAACCTTGCTCAAAATTTTCAACATCTTTAATGTCGTAAAGTATTTTGCCTTCTATCTTGTAATAGGTAGGCCCAACTTTTTTGCCGCGCCAATTTTCTAGTGTTCTGGAACTTCTGCCCCACCTTTTAGCCAATTCTTTTGTGTCTATAAATTTTATATCGGTATGCATTTTTCTCCCTGCTTTGATTTACCTGTAGACTAATATACGCTTATCCACTATCATAATCAAGTATTAATTATTTTTGGAGATGAAATATGAGTATTGATAATGTAACCCCAAAACAATGGGACAATGCAAGAAAAGATATGGTGGATCACCCGCCTCATTACAACGAGGGTGGCTTGGAGTGTATAGACTACATCAAGCAGCAACTAGGCGATCAGTTTCCATCTTATTTAGAAGGCTCAATAATTAAGTATATACACAGGCATAAGTACAAGGATGCAAACATTCAAGACTTAGAAAAAGCCAGGTGGTACTTAAATAGGTTAATAGAACATTACGAAAATTTGTAACGAGGTATGGATATGAATTTAGCAGACTTTGACGATCCAATCCTTCAAGAAAGGAATGGTAGAAAACCTGTCTATATAGACAGAGTTTTAGTGTCTGACTTTATTGAATTTTGTCGTACAGCAAATAAAGATCCTCATAGCGTTGCTGAATACCTATTAAAACTAGGTATTCACACCGCTAATAAGGATGATGTTTGTATAGATATTAATAACTTATAATTATCTATTAGCTACGATGCTATGAATGTGTTGGCTCACAACATTAGCGTTGCCTATCGCTTTTTCTTTATGGATATGTGCATATCTTTGAGTGGTCGCTACATCTGAGTGGCCTAATAAATTACCAACCTCTGGTAGATTAACCTTCTCTAATGACCATGAGGCATACGAATGTCTGATGTCATGCAGTCTCGCATCCTCGCACCCAACCTCTTTGCGTATGAGATCCCATACATATCTGGGTGAATCTATGTTGAAGATTCTCTCCCCCACGCGCTCACACTTATCTAATATTTTTTGCACCCCGGGTGTAATAAAGATAATACGATCCTCGCCTGAATGATCGGTCTTATGGTCTTTAATCACCAGAGCATTGCCTTTAATATCAGACCACTTAGCGTTTCTAATCTCACCCACACGCGCCCCTGTGTAAATCAGCATCCATAAAAAGTTGCAACCTTGCCTGTATCTAGTTTTATGGCCCAAACAATCAAGCTGCTCAGTAATAGCGATCAGCTCCTCGTTGGTTAAGTAGCGTTTGCGTTTAATCTCACGATTCTTACCAATATTTAATGCCGGGTTGTTTTCTATGTAGCTAAAGGTAATAGCCAAGTTAAACATAGCCTTGAGGATAGAGAGACATTTGTTGGAGGTATAAGGAGATCTCTCAGACACATCGAAGTGTAGCTGTGCTATGTCACCTCTGATGATGCTGTTTATCTCTCTATCGCCAATGGCTAATCGGATGTCGTTGTCGTAAAACTGTTTAATGCGTTTAACAGTCTTAGCACCACGCCTGTTTAAATCTTTTGTGTATAAATCAAATAATTCGTTAAGTGTCATACTGGGTGTCATACCTCCACCTCTATGTGCATTTGGTCAACATACTCTTGACATTTTTCAAAATTACCTTGCGCGTGTTCATTGATGGCTTTTCTAAGTAGGCCTAAATCAATGTTGCCATAGATTATTTCTGTCAACCAACCTGTAGAACCATGATAGTCATACTCATCAAAGAAGTTATCTACAGCTTCAAATGTAATACCTTTAAACATTGTCAACCTCCATGTTTTGTAAAATGTGTGCAATAACTTCGATTGTCCAACCATTGCCAAGCATTTTATAACGCTGAGTGTTGCTGACATGGTTTGTATAATTATCAGGAACAGTTTGCAATCTCTCGCACTCTAAGGGTGTGAGCTTACGCCAATAGACTTCTTGGTCTTTGTCTCTTGTCAAACTAATTTTATGATCGTTGTTCAAAGACGGAGTTACAGTGCCAACCTTACCATCATCTCTAGGTTGTAATTCTTTGGCTCTAAATGGTGTATGGTCTTTACCTGTTTTTTGTCTGTTTTCTCTACGAGCTTTCTTAGCTTCTTCAGTTCTGACTTCTCTGTAAGATTGCACAACTAGATTATCTTTTGTAAAGGTGCTAACTGCATTACTCTTTTCATCTTTTCTAGTTTCAAGCATTTGCTTTGGCTTAGTTTCTTTCCATTTAACATTTTTACCATCTTCGTTTAAAGATCTGCCGCGTAATGCACCTGCAACAACTTTAGGCTCTCTATGACCACCACCACAAGTAGTAACAGTTGGAGACTTGCCATCAGGCGAATACACACGCTTGATTTGATCGTGTCCTTTGATGTCAACTGCTGTGCCTATGTGTTGAGGTTTATCGCTAGTTTGTATTAACTGATCTGAATTAGATGCTGTAAGAGTTGGTGATTTACCATGATCGCCATAAACTCTTTGTGTGCTTTCATACACGCCATCACGATATTCAAACTCCATGATTGGTTTATCAAAGACTTCTGTTTGTATACCGAGAACCTCTTTTAATTTTAACCAAACATCATCACTTGGTATTGCAAAACTGCTATCAGTTCTAAACCAATGCTCAACTTTAGTAATAGGTAAATTGGTTTCTTCGGCTATTTGTCTGTTAGTTTTTTTAGACTCAGCTTTCATTTCTCGTAATAAATATTGCAAAGCTGTTATATCAACCTCATGCTTTCTTACTTTGACTTCTTCTACATGAGTGCCAACTCTTTGAGGTTTATCGCTAACTAACTTTTGAGGCACTAAAGTCATGCCATTATTACCTGCACCTTTATACATAGTTGCAGTCATGCAAAGTGATTTATCGTCAAGCTGCTTAAGGTGTCTAGCATTACGCTCTGTTTGTTTTACAGGTTTGTGTTTGTCACCCACATAACCATTGGCATAACCATGAGTACCTGCACATATTGTTCCAGATTTTTTATCTGAATTGTGTATGGTGTTAGCTTGGCTTTTATAGTTAGGATTTAGTTGATTGCCACCTTTATAGTTCTTTTGCATATTGTCACCAACATAATGTTCTGAACCAACTTGGTCTTCTAATATGTCGCGTAGCACTATGCCACGCTCTTCAGGTTGCTCAATTCCGGGAATGTTAGTCCAATAATAACGCTGTCTTGACTGTGCGCTAACCAAAGAACTGTTAATAAAGATGGGTTCGACTCCCATGTACTCAGAAATAATATCTAAGTATTCTTTCTTCATTCTGACATTTTCTAATAAAAAATATTTGGGCTGTAAGTATGAGATAGCTTTGTGAAACTCAAAGAACAACGCAGATCTTGGATCATCAAACGCCAACTGTTTACCTGCAAAGCTAAATCCTTGACAGGGTGAACCACCCATAACCAAATCAATCTTCGGTAAAGTAGATAAATCTAACTTGGTAATATCACCGACTTGGATAATGTCAGGATAGTTAGCTTGGCTAACTTGGATGGCATACTTATCAATCTCACTTGCGTAATAATTATCTACTTTGATACCCAAACGATCCAAAGCAATCATTCCACAAGACATTCCGTCAAATAAACTTAATACATTCATAATAATCTCCCTATAGTGTATTAGTGTAGTTTAAGGGGTTTTTTATTTTATTGCAAATCTTTAAGTATATCTTGAATGTTCTTGACAGCATCATTGTTCTTCATGTGTTCATCAACGATGGTTAGTTGGCCTTGTTCTAGGGGTTTAGAGAAAACCACATTTCTGTGGGGTACAGCTACAAACGCAAACACATCTATCTCGTTATTTTTGTATTGTCTATGTTTTGCGTGTTGGCCTTTACGCATATCAAACCGCCAATTACCTCTGCGTTCTTCTATTACAGATTGTGTTTTAACTTGGCACTTATACAGCTTTAGGTTGTGTTCAAAGATGATGTCTGCGGATGCGTTGTGGGGAACGATGGTTACTGTGTCAGAAACTTGAGAGAGGATTGCTGCTGTGAGATATTCACCAAAACGACCAACGCGTTCTGTGGCAAGGGGCATGGGTTATTCAGTTGATAATAAACTGTCTTGTCTGTATTGATTTTCTATAAATGATTGTGCTTGTGGCCCTGTTAATCCAATAGAGGTTAGAGTAGCAACCTTAGCATCCATTGGTATATCTGCTTTAGTAGCCCAATTCTTCAAAGATTTTTTTGTTACCGGGTTTGTTAATGCAGTAGAGAAGATTTTAGGTGTTATATAAGCACCTGCTGCAAACTGTAGACCTGTGAATGGATCGCCTGTGGTTATTCCCCCAATAGTACCAGCACCAATTGCTGTCATAAATTCTCTATTAGCATTGCCAAAAGCTGTATTAGAAAAATTAATGGATTTCTGCGCTTCTTTAAAACCTTTAGATAAAGTTTCCACATCATCTAATTTTGTTCCAAGAGTTTGTAAGGTAATTGGCAGTTCTCCTGTTCCTTTTTTTAATTTTTCTAAATTAGTTACAGTTTTCCCAACACTTAACTCGCCACCTGCATCCCTTGTTAAATCAAAAAATTGTTTTTCTCCTAATAGGGTTAATTGATTTTCGTTGGCTAAACTTTTATTAAATACATTGCTTAAAAATTCATTTGCTTTAGATGGTTCAGTTTTAAGATTAGTTTCTAATTTTTTAAATATTTTTTCAGAAGGTATAAAGTCTTTTCCTGCTTGTGTGGTAATTGGCTTTATTTGTTTATTTATAATGTCTTGACCTTTTTTATAATAAGCATTTGCTATTTTGGCTGAGATAAGCGCATCACCACCAACTTGATTTGCAGCATTAAACATATCATCTGTCAAAGCTCCATATAGTTTTTTCATATCTCCTAACTCTGGAGATGTGCCAACTACAAATGTGCCTTTTAATTGTTTACCAATGGTTGTTCTTAATGCAGCCAAATCAGAATAATTTAATTCAGGTTTACCAGCAAAATATTCAGATAAATTGTCTGAAAAATTCTTACCAAATAACTCAGCAAGACCCTCTTTAGAAAATCTATATTTATTTGCTTTTAAAACCTTTTCTGTGTTTGACAGTTTAAAAATTTTACCTCTTGGTATTTGTTTATCTAATCTACGATATAAAGCATCAGATTTTGTTAAAAAATCATCTTCAAATTTAAGGGTTGCATCTAATATCAAATCACCAGCAGCTTGTTGAGAAAGATTGCTGCCTTGTGATGTAATGTTTTCTATAGATTTATTTAATTGATCTATTGAGTCGCTATAAGATTTCACAATACTAGAGCCACCAACTTGTGTTGAAAGAGCGTTTTCTGTTTTAGCGATTTTAGGCCCTGTTGTGACACCTAGTGGTAAATCTTTTAAACCAAGATTTTCAGCAGATTTATACATAGCTTGTGCTGCAGGATCATTAAAAACTTTACTAGCACCTTTTCTTAATATCTCACCACCTTTAGCAATTGGGAATGGTGATAAACCTTCAATAGTTGCTTGTAAAGCAACATCTTCAGCGTATTCAGTAAATTTCCTTGTATCTTCTGCTCCCGCGCCAAAGAAAGATCTTAATGCTTGGTCGTAAATTTCCCCGGCAACAACAGATCCACCTGCTGCTCCAGCAGCTACACCAACTGGTACACCAACCACTGTTGGAGAAGTAGAAATACCACCTAACACTCCACCTATCGCGCCACCAGCCAATTCAGGCAAAATTCTTCCATATTCCAAAACATCGCCAACATCAAAACCACCTGGATTAAATAAAGTGGGTTGTTTTGTTTTTGGATTTGTAAAGACATAATTGTCAGCACCAAAAGGAATAGCATCTGGATAATATTTTTGTACTAACTTTAGTTTATCTAATGGTTTTTTATAAGCAGCAATCGTTGCTCTTAATTGTTTGGGCGCACCTGTTTTTCTATCTAATCTATCAAAAGATAAAGCACCACTAGGTAGAGGCGGTGTTTTGGTTGCGCCTTGTGGTAGCGGTGGTAGTGTTTGCTCTGCCATCGTTATTATTGCGCTGGTTCACCTGTGTCTTTGTATACCCAACCAGTGTTATCGTTGTTAGGAATAATTTGTCTACCATTCAGAAAAGCAGTTTCTTGTCTTGTTGTGCCTTGTGGTGCTTCTATTTTTTCGCCTAGCTCTTGAGAAAATCTTGTTTTTTTCTCCTTAATATAATCTTTAATATTTCGAATTTGTAATTTTGTGCCTTCTGCTCCACCCATAGCAATATTTTGGTAAAAGCTTGTTGGATCTCCTAACATACCTTGCAATAAATCTAAATCAGGGCCAGCTAAAACTCCTAGCTCTTCTAAATTTTTCAATTCTAATAAAATACTTGTATAAGCATTTTGAATATCTGCTCTTTCTGTTCCAAAAGTCGTTACTCCGGGTTCAATTTCTTCTATTTTTTTGGAAAAAGTATCTAATTTGGCTGATGTGTTATCCAAAACAGTTATATTTTTAATTAATTCTTTTCTTCTTTCTGGGCTAACTTCTACAACAACATCTTTACCTACTTTTTCCATAGAATCTACCATAGATGGTTGTACTTGACCCTTTTGTAAATCTGCAACCTCAACCCCAACAGGTGGTAAATAATCTTGTTTAGAAATCATCCCCGGAATACTTCTAGTAACTTGTTGACCCTGCTCATTAATAAAAGTTTCAGTTTTAGGTTGTGATAAATAATCGTAAGCAGTTTTATACTGTGGTGTTGATCTAACACTTTCATTTTCTTGGCCTTGCAACAAAGTATTGTACAATTGATTTGTAGTACCTTGACCTTCAAACAGTGGTTTAGGTATCAAAAATTCTTTTGGTATGCCAGCTTCTATCGCTGCTATTTGTGTAGCATATTGAGGATTTTGTTGTAAAAATTGCTCTCTTTGCTGTTTGCGTATTTTTTGTTGTTCTTGACTCGCTAATGTTTGCTGCAAACCTAAACCAGTTTCTAATGCGCTTTTACCACGCAAAGCACCACCTAAAGCATAAAGCATAATAGCTAAATTTTTATTCTTTTGATCCTTTTCAGATATTCCTACTGGTTGCATACCAATAGGTGATTGTTGTGGTTGCATACCTTGGAGTTGATTTAACTTGTTAAGATAATCTGATAAAGCCATTATAAAGCTCCGTAATTAACCATGTAATACCCATTATCATTTTGAATGACTGCTTCAGGCATATATTTCATAACCTCTTGTGCAAGAACACCTGTTGTTGGATCATTAACTCCAAGCTCTTTGGCTTTATCATTCCAATCCCAAGTATATAAGTTATGTCCATTTTCAGACTTGCCAATTGGTTTGATATTTTCTTTTAATCTTTCGTCTGATGTCATAAAAGGTAATAATTGTGATAAAGCAAACATTTCTGCACCAAACCCAGCAACATCGCCAGCTCCAATTTTTCCTTCTGTAGATTGGCTGACTAAAGGCGTACCCATGCCAGCTTGTAACAAACCAAGCTGTTGCGGGCCGTAAGCCAAAGCTCTTTGGAACTCTTGATAAGGCACTCCAAGAGCTTGTTGCTGTAACAATTGTTGTTGCTGACCAATCTGACCAAGCTGTCCAAGTCTTGCTTGTTGCTCTGCGCTGATACCACCAAGCAATCCTGCTTGTTGCTGTCTTGCGCGTAACTCTAATTCTGGTTGCATCATAGCCATTCTTGCTTGAATATCTTGACCAGCAAGCCCTGCTTGTTGAGCTAACTCTGCTTGTCGCATGGCTCTTTGTTGTTGTGCTTCAAAGCCTGTTAATCCAGCTTGTTGACCCAACCTTGCTTGTTCTAAAGCCCTTTGTTGTTGTGCTTCAAAGCCTGTTAATCCTGCCTGCTGTTGGAGCTGTGCTTGTTGTAAAGCTCTTTGTTGAGCTTGTTCAGCTCCAAAGACACCTAATTGTTGTTGTCTTTCTAAGTCGGATAATGCAGCTTGTTGTGCTTGTTGGAAACCAGATTCTCTTAATCCAGCAGCAGTTCTAGCCATTTGTTCTATGAATGGTCTTTGTGATTCACTTTCTAATAAAGCAGATCTTGAACCGCCAAACGCACCCGCGCCGATTGCTCTAGATTGTGCTTGACCCCTAGAAATATCGGCTTGTCTTTGGATGTCAGCCATAGACTGTTCAATGACTTGTTGCGTGTAAGGTGATTGATATGCACCTATATCTGCATCTAACAAGCCTCTAAACTGTGGGGTTGAAACACCGCCAATCTGTGCTGCTTGTGGGCCTTGAACACCGCCAATCTGTGCGGCTTGAGGGCCTTGCAAGCCTTGTATGGTTGGAGCTTGAAAACCTGTAACTGGTTGAATGGTTGGAGTTGGAGCTTGTGCTAATTCTTGCAATCCAGCCAACGGATCATACTGCATACCACTTTCAAATAAACCGCGAGTGGCTTGAAATTGTCTAAGTTGATCTGGATTAAAACCAGCAACTCTAGGGCCTGTGTATGGAACGAATGGTGTACCAGCTAAACCTTTAGCAGCAGAGAATAATTCTTGCTCTTGTCGTTGTTGATATTCTGGTATTTCTGCGGTTGTTGTTGTTCTGCCTTTACTCATAATTCTTTACTAATTAAATTTTCTGATTTAAAGCCTAAATGACTTATTTTTTTTAACCATCCTTTTCTGCCACCGCCATATAATCTTTTACAACCAGCGGCTTTTGCAAATGCCTCTAAGGA